CTGATGGTTCTAAATATATTGACCATTTATCTCCACCAAGATTCATAGTAGTTGATATTTCACAACTAAATCTATCTCTATGTCTTTTTAATATATCACCTTTTTTATATATTCTAGCATAAGTATAAGCTGGATATAATTTTAATTGTGTAGCTTTTTCCATTACTGGTTGGCATTTTAACATTAAAGTTTCCATAGCAACATCTGAATAATGACTATAAGTATTTGGTATCTGTTCATTATCTTTTTCATAATTACCAAATGATGTTTCAAAAGGACTAAAATATCTTTCTGCTAAACAAGTATCATAAACTTGTTTTTTTATTATAAAATAATTATATAAAAATAATGCTAAATCTTTATCAATAGCTTTTTTTATTATTGTATATTTATTTTTTTTAAACGACATCTGTTGCCATTTCTTTAGGTATAGCAGTTATATTCCAATGTATAAATCTAAATGGTTCAATACCAAAATCTACACTAAATTCATGTTCTAAAAAACCTGGAAATATAATTAAAGTTCCAGGAATAGAATTAAAATTTATTAGTTCTGAACCAACCCATACACCTTTTGTATTTTTCATTTTTAATTTTGTTGCTCTTGCACCAGTTCTTGGTTCATGAAATATTGGTTGAGAAGTTTTATCACTACATTTTAAAAAATAAAAACCTGATACGTGTTGATTCCAATGAACATGAGCTGAATGATGTCCACCACCTTTTTTAGCAAACTCTTGTACCCACATTTCACTAAACATAGTTTTATATTGTGTCATATCAAAACCTTGATGATCTAAATACTCCCAAGATTTTTGACCAATATAATTTTTAAAATCTAAAAAATTATTATCAGCTGTAAGTGGTGTTGAATGATAACTTCTTCCGAAGTCTCCAAACTTTTTTATATGTGCTTTAGCTTCTGGAAAATTTTTAGCAGCTTTAATATATTTATTAGTTGCTTTTGTTAATGATTTAATAAACTCTGGTTTTTGTTCTGACCAAATTGTTGTGTTAAAATAATTATTAATGTACATTTTTATTTATATTGAAAGCAAATGTTATTCTTTCATATTCCTCTTTTTGTTTATTTACTTTATGTTTTAATGAAGATGGAAACATTATCATATCTCCTTTTTTTCCTATAAAATTAAATTTTTCTTCTGGAAAAATAGTTTTATCTTTTTTATTATTTAAAAAAATAACTCCTGAAAAAAAACCAGCGTGATTATGCTCAGAATTACTATTATTTTTATAAGAGTAATTTATCCACACATCATAACCATCAAAATGTCCATCCCATTTTCTTATAAAAAATTTTCTATGATGTTCATTTGTTAAAAGAGCCGATAATCTTATGACATAAGAAAGCCAATAAGAATCCTGTATTAATTTAGAAGGCACAGAAACTTGATAATTATTTGTTTTAGAGCCTGTATTTTCGTGTAGTCTTAAAAAAGAAAGAGGGTGTTTTTTTATTTTATCACATTCTTTTTTCCAACAAGATATTTCTTTTAGTATTTGTTTTGGAAGTTTTGTATAAACTATATTTTTAGATATTATTTTATACTTTATCATTGAAATGGTTTTCCTAAATGCCAGACAACAAGACTATATCTTGTACCCGATGTTACAGGTTTAACTCTGTGCCATACAAAAGAAGGAAATACAATAATCGATCCTTTAGGTAAAATTTCTTTTGCTCTTTTTAAATGTTGACTTTCATCTCTCATATGTGGATCATAGTTTCTAAAATCAAATTCTAACTCACCACCTTGATATTCTGATCCATCAGTTAATTGACAAGTCATAGATAACTTTCTTATTTTATTATGATCTAGTGTATTTGGTTTATCATAAGGTTTATCCCAACCATCACAATGCCAATCATAATATTGATTTAATTTATATTTTGTAAATTGACAAGATTCACTTCTTTCCCATTGAAAATTCCAACCAGCATTACGATTAGCTTCGTGAACAAATGGGTGTAGTTCTTTATAAATCCAAAGATCATTTAACCAAACTAAATCAGAATTTCTTTTTTTCTTTAAATCTAAAACTTGATCTTTATTTAATTTTTTATCTCCATAACCACCTGTTCTAGCCATTACTTCTTTTTGTGAGTTAGCATAAGCTATTACATCATCACAAAATTTAGGTGTTAATGCTGATTTAAAATACCAATAATGATTAGATATATTCATAATTTGTAGTTAATATAACATTTAGTTGTTTAGAATTATTTTTAGTTATAAAGTATTTTTGTGTGGCAGGAAACATGTAGAAATGATTGTTATGCACAGGTAAATGCCACGTTCTATTCTTTCTTCTATTATCATCGTATTCAATAATACATTCGCAAGAATTTTTTTCCACATCTACAGCATAGATTAAAGTATAATCAGGTGAATTTCTTAAATCAACAGGTTCTATGTGATTTCTTAAAAATGATTGTTCTTTAGGATGTAAAACATTTCCATGTTCTGATTTTTCAATTAAAGTAAAATTATGTTCTACTCTAATGTGATCTCTTAAATAATCTTTTAACCATTGTAATGGTTGAGAAAAAGGAACTTGATAGTCTTGATATGAATATGTTTTTGAATTTTTATTAATTCGTTTTTGATTTATAAAAGATTTAATAATGTCGTTTTTAATTTTATCTCTGTCTATCTCAAAACCTTTTGGCATATCAACAGAACCATGAATTAAACTAATTTCCGAAAGCACCACCTTTTTCATAAATTAAATTAATCTAAACTATTTTCTATATCCCAACTTTGTCCTGATTCATTCCAACTGCATATCCAGTTATGAGTATCAGCTGCATTTTGTAAATTTTGTTCCGCAGTAAGATTAGGTTGATCACCTATTGGTGATTGCCATCTAGCTTCTGATACATTTAATACCCAACTTGGGTAAGGTTTTTTATTAATAAAAATATCATTATCTTCATCATAAATCATACCTATGCCTGCGTAGTTACCTCTTAAAGGTGTTCCATCATTTTTATGTTGTCCACCAAATGTATTGTAAGATGTTTTTTTCCAAAGAGGATAATTATGTATTCTTTCTAAAAACTGTCTTCCCACTTCTTCATCTTCAATGCCGTCAGCGTTTTGACAATCAGCATTAGCTACAACTTCTACTGATATAACTTTACTGTTTATTCCTAGTTTTGCGTAGTGTGCCATAATGTTTTTAATTATATCTTATTTGTTAATGTATTTCAATTATTGAAATTTATACCTTATTATTACTATACCTGAACCACCAGCACCACCAGCTGAAGATGACATTACTCCACCAGCTCCACCTCCTGTATTAACTGTACCATTTCCTCCATTTGCCGCACCACCGCCTGGACCAGCTGTACCTGGAGGACTACCACCACCAGCTCCTCCACCAGCTCTTGTTACTGGTGAACTTGATATTGTAGTTGCTACTCCAGCTCCACCATTACCACCAGTAGCTCCTGAACCACTAGTACCAGCAGCACCTGCGCCACCACCGCCTGCTCCAGGATTATCTGGATTACTTCCAGTTGCTATTCTATGATTAGCAGAACCATTATTTCCTTGAGGAGGACTAACTGGAGGAGTGTTTCCACTTCCACCAGGTCCAGTAGGACCAGAAGATACACCACCAGCACCTCCGCCACCTGACCCACCATTACCTGCATCACTAAATGGTTGTACTGGTGATCTACTTGCAGCGTTTCCACCTCCAGCAGATGTTATTGATGAGAAAACTGAATTTGCTCCTGATGTTAATTTTGCTGTTGGACTACAAGCTGTTCCTCCAGCACCAACTGTTATTGGATAACTTTGAGCTGTAACTACAACTCTATTAGCAGGAACTGCATAACCTTCTAAAGGACTTGACGTATAAGGAGTAGCTGGACTTTTAACTTCTCTAAATCCTCCTGCTCCACCACCACCTCCTCCATTACTAGTTGGAGAGGATGTAGCACCACCACCACCACCTGCAACAACCATATATGAAACTGTACTATTAGCTGTACAAGCAGCTGCATTATTAACAGTAAATGTACCAGCACCTGTAAATGTTGCAATTTTTGCATTTGCACAACAAGGAGCTGTTACTAAAGTATTACAAGCTCCTGAAACTGAAGCACATATAAAAGCATTTGCTCTTACATTAGAAGTTGAATCCATTGTATTAACCCAACCTTGTGTTGAATCAACAAATATAAAAGTAACAGATTGTCCTTCTGTATTTAAAGCTACACTAGCATTTACTGAACCAATTTTATCTGAACCATTTGGTGCAACAGTTAAAGCATTTGTTTGCCAAGTTCCTGCATAATCTGCAACTGATACTATAGACCCAGCAGAACCCGATGGTAAATTCATTGTAAATGCTCCACCTGTTGTATTGGCAAAAAATCCATCTCCATTAACTGCAGTAAAAGTTGAAGTTTTTGGTGTTGTGTTCCAATCAACTGTTCCTGTTCTTCCAGTAGATGCAGCTTGCCAACTTAAATCTGTTCCGTCTGATGTTAATACTGTATTAGCACTACCTTTTGTTAAAACTGCTGTAGCTGCACTAGAGTTACCATAAATAATACTTCCTCTACTTAGTGCATCTAATTTATTTAATTCAGTTGCAGTAGATGACATAACTACATCTTCATTTATTTTTGGTGATGTTAAAGTTTTGTTTGTTAAAGTCTGTACGCCATCTGTAGATACGTTTCCTGAACCATCAACACCTGAATAACTAAAGTGTACTCCAATACCATCGGTATTTGAGAATGTGCCATTAGAAACTACATGAGTTACTGGAACTTTTGTATATCCACTTGCATTTGTTACAGCTCCTGTTACTTTAAATAAAGCAAAAGTTGCTGGTGTACCTTCTTTA